AACCTCGATGACCGGGATGTCGCTCGGCGAGCCGAGGAGATACCAAGTGCTTGCCGAGGAAGCGCCGCCGAGGCCACCGTTGAGGTAGCTGGATCGCACGACGCGGAACTTGCCAGCGTGCGGGTTGCTGTTGGGCAGCGGGGTGTCGGCGGTCGTGGACACATCGACGGTGGTGGTGTTCATCAACTGGCTCGCAGTCACGTTCAGCGCGTTGGGAACGAGCAGGATCGAGGGCATCAGGCCGAGGGGCGAGCCATCGGAGCCGTCTGCGTTCTCGGGCGACTTCTGATCGAGGAACGCGAGTTCAGCGGCAGTCAGGCCACCGATGGAGAGCGCGTTGCTCGTCTCAAGGTTGTTGTTGCCAGCAGTGAAGAAGCTGGTGTTGTCAAGGAACTCAGTCCAGAATACCTTGTTGGCCTTGAGGCCAGCACCGCGACCGATCTTCTGAGGAACGGCAGTCAGAGCGCCGAGGTCGTCGTTGATCTGATCCTTGCGAGTAATACCACCCATAATGGCGTAGGTATCCGCTTGGTTCGTGAACGACTCATCGCTCAGGGTCGAGTGCTTGATCTCGCCGCCAGCACCAACCTGCTCAAACTCCATGTCACCGATCAGGTTGTAGGAGGTGTGCTGCTTGAAGTCGGAGACGTTCTTGATCGGAGCGATCTCGCGCCAAGTGGACTCAACCGCGTTGTAGCCCTGAAGCAGGAACTTGTTGGCGGTGTTGCTCAGGATGCCGGTGATGCTGAGCGTCGAGAAGCCGCTGGAAGCCTGAACGCCCTGCGAGAAGGCGGCTTGCAGGATGCCACGGTGATCTCGGCGGAAGCTGGGCGAGCCAGCGTAGCCGTTCTGAGCCGCAGCGTCGATGAAGACTTCTTGCAGGCCGATGCGGCCCTTGTAGCGGTCGTGCGCTGCTTGCAGGGTCTTGTCGTCAAACTCCTTTTCGACATCCTTGAGGCCGCCTGCCATGCAGATCGCAGCTTCCAGAACGTCGCCGTCGAGTTCCTTGCGGCCAGCGCCAACATTGATGTTGGGGGCGGCGACCGAGCGGGATGCACGCAGGACTTCCAGCTCGGTGCGATCGGCGGACCAGCCGTTTGAGATCGCCTTGGCAGCGATGTCGGGGTGTCCCTCAGCCTTGGCCTGCACTTCGGCAAGCCGGGCCTGCTCGGCACGCATCTCAGCGATCGCAGCCTGCGTGTCAAAGGCGTCGTCGTCGGCAGATGCCTGAACGTCGCCAGCAGGTTCGTCGGGGGTGTCCTGAGCGGCCTGAACCTGCTCATACGTTGCCTTGAGGTTCTTGACGGCATCCTCGCTCAGCGATTCGATGTCAAGACCCTGTGCTTTTAGCCATGCTTCAAAGCCCATAGTAATCGTCTCCGGTTGTAGGGGTTGATTGTTCGCCGCAACACGTGCTGCGGTGTTGTCGTCCGCACCAAGTGCGACGAACGAAATTTCCTTGAGTGTGGACTTACGGGCCACGAGAACCGGGCCGGTAAATGTCCGGCCATTCACTTGAACTGTCTCACCGCGATCCACTTCGACCATGCGCTCGATGCTCGCGCCAATGCTGGCCTGCCACGGGAAGCCATTGCCGCTGGACGCCATCACTTCTTCGGCGTAGCTGTTCGCGCCGCTGACCACGCCGGACGCCTTGAGCGAACCGGCGCTGATCTTGATGGCGTCGGTGTGGCCGACAACCTGCGCGGGATTGTGATCTTTGAGGATGGGGCGCGCCTTGGACGACACCTTCATGCCCGCGAGATCGACAACGACTGGAGCGCCGAACCCGACGTTCATCTTGCCGCCCGTGTAGCCCGTCATGCTGAACCGCTTGAGCTTCCCACTGTCGTCTCCTTCGGCGGCAGTGAACTCAACCGGCTCGGCCTGAGCTTCAAGCATGTGAAGCGTGCCGTCGCCATCGCTGGCTTGGATGTAAAGATCAGTCTTCTTCATCTTGCTCCACTTCTTCTTCAACAGGTGCAGCCGCCTTCACGCCGAACAGCGAGTCGGCGAGGCGGGCGCGGTAATCTTCGACTGACAGGCCAAGTGCCTCGGCCTGCTTCTCTTGCTGCTCCTCCCAGTCCTGGCCCTTGGCCGCATACAGGTCGGGATACGTCAGCGCTCCGGTCTTGAGCATGGTTTCCTCGCCCTTCGACTCCTTGGCGGGGTCTACGTGCTTGAAGCCATCCCAATGCCAGGCGTGGGGGATCAGGTCGGCGTCAACGCGCCGCAACTCGCTGGGCAAAAGCCCCTCGACGAGTGCAGCCTCGTTGAGCCAAGCGCGCCACAGATGGTCTAGAACCACACCATTGATTTCATGGCGATCTACGTGGATCGCTCGGTAGTAAGTTTGATGGTCTAGGCGTCCTGACGCATAGTTGTAGTCCGACGAGTCGCCAGCAGCCACGTTGAACGGCATGTTCAGACAGCGTGCAATCTCATTCAGAATCTTGTCTCGGAACTCCGCATAGGTGCTGGTGGGCTGCTCGGCGGCGAGCTGCTCCATCTTCCAGCCCGCAGGCATCGACGTAAACATGCCACGGACCACCTCAAAGGTGTCCAGCGGGTCGATGTCGTAGCCATCCTCGTCTGCGGCAGCGTCGGTGTATAAAATGCCCGCCATGTCAGCCGCAATTTCTGCCGCAGTGACAACAGCGAGCGTGTAACGCCGCAACATCGCAAAAAGCGGCAATGCAGGCGTGATATCGGGAGCGCCACGGAGCTGTCCGGGTCGGCGGGCCTTGAAGTAGTGGATCACCTGCTCGGCAGGGATGTCTTGGTACTGGTATCGGTAGCCATTCAGACCGCCCGGATGCTCCGTTAGCATCGAGTAACTAATTGGATTGCCCCACGAGTCGTAGACAATGCCATCCGACTCCGTTCGCTCCCATCGGTATGCGGGGTCGGCAAACTGCTCTGCTTCAATGCAGCGCAGATCAAGCTGCACGTCGTGACGCAGGCGAGGGTTGGTTCCAAGCAGGGCAAAGCTCTCGCCGTCGCGCGTCTTGGACATGCGGAGGGTGAGTAGCTTTCGACACAAGCTCACTTCCGCCGCCCATGCGTTGAACGCTCGCTCAACACGCTGGTTGGCCGAGCGGTCGCCCGTCTTGAGTTGCAAGCGCGGGCCGGTGCCGATCGTGTCGGTGGCAAGCGTCTCAACCATGCCCGCCGCGAAGCTGTTGTTCGCACACTCGTATCGAGCGCGGTTGCGAAGCCGCTCGCGGATCAGTGGAGTCAGGGATGCGCCAGAACTGAGCGCGTCGGCCTGCGCCCAGTGCTTGACGTTGCCAGCGTGATCTTGGGCCGCGTCATACTTGGCCGCGATAGCCTTGTGGTGCTCGCGCGGTGCGTCGTGGATCGACTTGTGGTTGATGGTTTTCAGCAACTACTGTCCTAATGCACTGGAAGTCTTGGCGCGAACCACGCGGAGCCCGAAGCCCTTGGCGCGGGCGGCGTCGCGGTTGTTCAGGTAGCGATCAGCCTCGATCTGCTCAGAGAGCGAGTGCTGCTCAAACTCACCTTCATCCGACTTGGCCTTCTTGGGGCCAGCCGCATTTGTTTCGATTTGAGACGATAAATCTGCCATAATTACACACTAGAACATGATTCCACTCTTGTAAAGGGGTTGCGTTCTAGGCTGTAGAACCAAGTAAGAATTATTCCTCGACGCTCTTGAAGTTGCAGTCGCACGTCTTGCACTTGTGGTAGCGGATCGGGCGCGCCGTGCGCGTGATCCGAGTCTTGTCGCTGCCGCAGTGCGGGCATCGGAGGATGTGGTATGTCACCCCATCGGGCTTCGGCGGCTCGGGCGGAGCCTGGACGTGATTGACGCGGGGCTTGCCGCAATGGCGGCAGAACTCTCGCGGCCCAAGTTTTCGGAAGTCCTTGCAGCCGCACCTGCGGCACGCCTCTGCCTGCTCTGTGATCTGCTCGCGTGATCCGCGCTGGTAGATTGCCATTACCCGCCTCGCTTCCTTTGCTGGATGGCCGACAGCTTGATCCGCTTCTTCTTTGGCGGCTTTTCTACGCTGTGGCCCGTGGATTGGATACCCGCGATGGACGCCGCCACCGCACTCATCGTTAAAGTGTCGAACCAGTGGTTGTCACGCCCCGCAACGGGCGGCTTGAACTCAATCAGGTCGCGCCCGTAGCCGCTGGTGCGGACGAACGGCTCGGCCTTGATATGTTCGGCAAGCTGCCGGTGGTGCGCGAGACTGGCCTTGTAGAGCGACAGATCGCCGAAGCCACCCTGCGAAACGGCGAGTTTGCGGTTCACGAGCGTCTTCCAGGTGTTCGTGTCGTACAACACATACCGCACGCCCTCACCCTTGGACTGCCTGCGCCGCCATGCGTGGCCCATGACCTCGCCGATCTCCTTCTTCCACTCGTCAATCGGCATCTGGCCCGCCGTAATGCCGCGACCATGCGAAGGGCTGATAGCCGCTGCGTGCTGGGTGTCTCGACACGCCTTGTAGACCGTCTTCTTGGAGTCACCCCAGCCCGCATCCACCATGCCGTGCGCGATACGCATCGAGTCGCCG